TCTCCTCCACCACCTTCAAGAAATACAGGAGATGGGAAAGTAAATCTAGTTGCTATAGTACCAAATGCTGAAATATTTACTTGTTCTGGATCCATTACAACTTCACCAAACGGCACAATTGTTCTAGTTGGGAATCCAGTTTGCATGGTTCTGATTTGACATGTAACTGGAATAACATCATCCTTTGTTTGGAAGAATATATCAACAGAAGATACAAATATACCATTTGCCTCTGTAACTTCAAAGGATTCTGCGAGTGGATCAAACCACTGTACCTGTTCGGTTGTTCTATTATCAAATCCAACAGTTTGTTGGAAAACATTTGTGCTTTGATTAGATATGGTTGTAGAATCTTCTCTAGATTGTCTTTGAATATCAGCAGTCCTTACACTCAAAACATCTTCTTGAAGTGTATTTAATGTTCCTCTGGAGTTAAACGTCGCTTCAGCAACTGATGCTCTATCAACTGGAGATCTAGAATCTACTGCACTACTTGATAATCTAAATGTATTAGTTCCTGTTCTAAACTCTGGTGCTGATGGTAAAGAAGCTTCGGGAATAAAGAACGATCCTATCAATGCACCTTTCTCATCACTTATCAATCTAACATCTGTTACTTTAGCTTCAGCACCACTTGTTTCACCTCGAAGAATCATGTTCTTACTTATGAATCCTTGGAATGTTCCAAGAACTTCTTGTTGTAATGATCCAGTATCTACGTTTAATATTGAACTAGTTGCAGAATAACTAGAACTAACACCATCAGTATCTGAATATGGATTGACAGCATATACTAATTCTGGATTATTATACGCACCAAACTTATGATCTGGTTGTGCAGCTCTGAATTTTATTGAGGCTGCATTTCCATTTGTGGCAGTTTGCCAATCAGCAGAAATTCCAGTTATTGTTTCACCAACTTGAAAGACTCCCTGTTCCATTGATATTTCAATGAGTTTGGGTGTCACATACTTATTAACTTCTTGGCCATCAAAAAATGTATAGAATTGTGTTCTTGGTTGTATTCTTGTTGCAACAAATTCTATATTCCTAGATCTCATGAAAGGAATTAATTCACTACTTACAAGTTTATTTCCAAGACTCTGTGTATCAATACTCTCATTAACTTGGAATTGAATACCACTTCTAGTCAATCCTCTATCAACTGTAATCGTCTCCTCTATGGTATCTACCATTTGATCCATAAACTGAGTTGTAGTTATTCTTGCAGGCCTGCTGTCTCCGCCAGGATGACCATCTTCTCCTCTACGTCTAGTGACTGTATTTGAACCTAGAACGGTAGTATTCACATCACTAGCTATCGTATTTCTTTCAAGATTTGTAGATGACCAAACCTCTTCCCATCCACCCCATTGAATTGGTGCAAGGCCTGTATTTGGATCTACTGCTAATTGTTGCATGGCTTGTGTAAATCCAGCATCAATATCAACAATGTTGGATTCGAGTTGATTTTCATTCAACCAAACATCACTATTAGGATTTAATTCAACACCACCAATCCATGTTATTACCGCAAATGGGTTTACATTTTCAGTTCTTGTTGCTAAAGGTTGACTAATATAAGGTACTTCTGTATAATTTAAAGTTACAACATCACCACTTCTCTTTAAATCGTTTGATTGTAAATCTGAAACTTGAGTTAAATCAGCTGCAGGATCTGCTGTTGTGCCAATTCCAATAACTTGTTCTGATCCTAGAAGTAAATCTAATCCATGTGTATAATGTGAAGGTCTTAATTCTCCAGCCTTTTTATCAATAGAACATCTTGATAAAGGATTGCCTAGAGCTTGACCATTATGACTTCTAAAATTATCGACAAAGAATCCAGACTTAAATCTATCAAGACCAGTTTTAGCATCTGTAATTGTAAGTGAAGCAGTGTCAGTTTCTAGTAATGAAAGTTGTGTATAAAATTCTATGTTCTTTACTCTCTTTTCCAATCTACCAATATCAGCCATTGTATATCTCTTGTGTCTGGCTGATTTAATATTAGAGGCCCTCTTTGCATTTCTAGCATATGGTTGAATTGCTATAGTTGCAACACTGAAAGCACCAGCTGGATCTGATGGAGGAACCGCATCACCTGTCGGTGCAGGAGCTCCTTTTTTTAATTCAAAGAATCCATCTTTACTTAAAAATAGTTTATCTACTCTTGCTAAGTAATGTGAATATCCTATTGTTACTACATCATCTCCAACTATAACAGGAGGTTTATTTCCAGAAACAGAAAAATCACGAGTATCGTAATCAAAAGGTGATGTTGTACTTGATAAATTATATTCCTTAACTCTAGGCCTAGCATCAATAAAGTCTGACAAAGGAATACCTGAAAAAACAGGCATATCAAACTCATAGTTATCTGGAGAATAACTATTTGCACTAGCAAAATCACCTACTTCACCATCAAGTATATAATGATCAAATATTATCGCTAGTCTTTTTGTAGGTTCAGTTTGATCCTCTTTTCTTATAAGTCTTGCATAATCATAAAATTCTGGTCTTTGACCATCATCAAATATAAAACTTTTGGTTATCTCTTTGTCACCTTGTGTAACCACTGAAACTTGACCCACAATACCAGAGGATTGGAAAGTAACTATTTCTTCTGTTTCAAATTGTATGTCATTTGTATAAACAATATCTACAGAACCAGCAGCTTTAGTGACCACTTGAGCAGTAGCACCACTATTGTCACCAACAATCAATTCTCCTTGTATTGTATCAGTTAACTCTGCAGATCTATTGATAAGACTTATACTTGGTAAATTAGGATCTCCAGCTGTACTTGATTCATAAACAGCTATAACCTTTACAACATCAGGTTGATTAAGACATATTTCCTTGTCTTGAACTCTTGTACCATAAACATTATTTGTAGTTAATCCATCACCAAGAGTATTTTGACCATCACCAGAACCATCTTTTTGAGATCTGTTAATTATTAATTTTTTACATCTGTTCAAAGTTTTCTTCTGAGATTTGACTTCTGTTCTCTTTACTGTTGCAGTAAAGACTCCAGCTGCACTTTGTGATAACTGTCTCAAAGTCACAGATTTTCTGTCAGCAGAGAATACTAGGTTCTCTTCTCTCAAAGTTTGAACACCACCATTACCAGTAAATGAAACGTTATATCTTTCTTCATCAAATGACTCAAAAAATTCATTAGTTGATGTTATCGTTACAGTTGCAGATCCATTAGTTGAAGTGAAAGTAAATCTTTGTCTGGTTGTTATTTCTGATGAACTCAAATCAAGACTAGATATTGCACTTGCTGGCATATCTGATACAAAACTTGAATCTTTAGCATCAATGATTTGAGGTCTTACAATTTTAAAATCACTAGTGACTAAAGTAGAACCTGATGGTAATTCTTTTTGACAAACTCCAGCTACATCAGTGCCCAATGCGACAAGAGTAATTTGTGATCCATTGACATTAATTGCACTAACTCTATTGAATGTTGGATCAGTTTCTCCTGATTTTTGATACTTTACAATATCATTAATTTTAATACCACGAGAAAATCTATTTCCAGCCACGGTACATGTACCACCAGTTGTGATTGAATATTCAGTGCCTGCAGGAGCTGGACTACCTTCTCTTGAAAGAACTGTATCAGCATTGAATGTAGAACCACTTACTTGTTGATAAATTGATTTAACATCATCTATAGAAAATTCTGTAACTGTAAGTACAGTTTTAGTATCATTAACACCGTTTACTTTTATTGGTTCATCAACTATAAAATTACCACTTGTTGATGTCATTGTTAAAGATGTACTTCCACTAGCCGCAGTCTTTAGAAATCCTCTTGCACCACTTCTCTGACCTTCAATTAATGATCCCTCTGGCGCAGTAAGATTACTATTGATTGTTATAGTTGTAAATGTTTGTATGTCCCATAAGAATAATTCATATACACTTGTTACACCTGTATATACAGTAGATTCTAATTTATAATCATATACTCTTGCATCACCAATATGTCCAGTGGCCGCAGATGAGTGAGTCGCACCTGTTCTTTGACCTCTTAACTGAACTACATATGTTCCATCGACACCCATTCCAACAAAAGGTGTTCCATAAACACGATTTACTTTTATCTTACTAACTTTATCAAATGCAAATACTTGATTTTCTAACTTTTTAATTGTTCTTGGTTTTTCTACATCAATAAAATTATTACCTTGTTTTTCTATCTCATATCCTCGTACATAAGCCTTGCCAGGAGACACCTGAAGAATCATACTATCACTACTTGGTACGTTACCTTGTGAAGTTTTTTGATCTTTAGTATATACTCCATTATTACCTTGTAAATCATTAAGAGATTCTCTAACTTGAACTCCAAATTGTTTTACATAATAATTACCACTCTCATCATAAGTTCTTCTTGCAAACTCATCAGCTAAAAGGTTATAATCAGTCTTTTTAACCATTCTTTGAATGGCACCGTTATCTAATCTTAGTAACTCTATAAAGTTTGCATCACTAAGATCGTCTAAATCTTTCTTAATTAATGTTGGTTTTACCTGAAATCTATCAGCGCCAGGAGCTGCAAAATTTGAAAATCCAGCTGCATTATCAAATAAAGTGGAATCATCAAATGCAGATACTACATTTTCATCAATGAATAAACCAACTCTATAAGATGGATTATTACTATACTGATCAATAATAACAGTTTGATTACTTACTTTAACAAAATATCCACGGATAAAATATACACCTTCTTGAATCGTAGCTGCAGATCCTATTGACGCAGCATTCAAAGCAAGTGTTGTGGCAAAAGGATTATTAGCTATGACTCTAGATATACCATATTCAATGTCACTAGATGTAATTAAATTTTCACCATCATTAAAAACATTAGTTGTAAAATCATTTCCAGATTTGCTGTATTTTACATATAAAGTATTATGACCTCTTTCAGATTGAGTAGCTGTTATATGATTTACTACTGTAGCTTCTACACCAGAAATTTCTCCCCTTATTTTCTTACCAACCAATTTGTCAAGATATTCTGAAATAGGTATACCTAAAAAAGTATCCTCTAATTCAATAGAATAATACAATGAATCGTATCCAATCTGGCCAGGAATGACCATTGAACCTTCCTTAAAGAAGTGTTTACCAAACTTCTCTATTTGATTCTGAAGTATTGTTTGTAACTGAGTTAGTTCCCTAGCCTGAACTGGTATGCCAGGTTTAAATAGAACTCTGTTAAAGTTCTTTTCTTCATTAAAATCATCAAAATATGGAGAAACATTCAGATTGGTCTCTTGAGGCATTTTCTTAGAACTCTAATACAATTTTTACGTCTTCTTTCTGGGTAGCACTACGTTGTATTGCAGCCCTGTTATCTATGTATAATATCTCACCAGAATATTTTTTGACTTCTGGGTCGGCAACTCCTTCAATAAAGTTTTGACCTAATTGAACCATAGCTGTTCCAACGGTGGTGGCAGTGCCTGGATTTGAACTTGTACCAAAACTAGTATCTATTCCTAAAGCATTACCAGATGCATTACCAATAATAGTGTAACTACCGCCTGGCCCAATTTGAGGTGTAAAGTCTACCATACGGAATCCATAAGTTGAATTACCAATTCCAGTAGGAGTATACATTTTCAAAACACCAGTTGATGAATCCCAATTTGCAACATATCCAACTGCAGTTGATCCAACACCAATTGTTTGTGATACAACTGTATCAACATCAAATGTCGTATCTGCAATATTACCACCACTAATAGTTTTAAGTTTTAATGATGTTAGTGATACTGCGGTTGATTTTGTTAAAGCACCTCCAGAAAGAGTTTTTGGATTCTTAACAAGACCAACTCTGGCAAAATCATTTCCTACAATAAAATCTGGATTTGATGAATCATTTTCAAATCTTGCATACATCAAGACTCTAAACGCACCTAGTTCTTTATATACATCAAAACCATGTCCGCCTGGTGGTGGAATAACAACTTCTATATCTGCAACTGATGTGCCTGCAATACCGACAGCAGACAATCCAGCAATTGGCCCACCAATTTCAGTGCCTGGAGCGCCAGGATAAAACTGAACTGTCCCTTTTGTATATCCAGTTCCACCATTTGTAACTGTTACATCAGAAACTTTACCCTGAGAGTTAACAGTAACAGATACTTTTCCACCAGTTCCATCTCCTAAGATAGGAATATTGTTGAAAGTAGTACCAATAGGTTGATATCCATCCCCTGCGTTTAATATGACAGCTGTCTCTATCTTACCATCAACTGCATTGTTCTTAATATCAATACTCTCGCCAGTTCCCCAAGCATTAGGAACAGGCATAAAATCAATAGAATCAAACTTTATAATTTGGTTTGGTTTGATAGTATAAAGATATTTCCAAACATATCCATCACCAGATGTACCAGCAGCTCTTGGTTCTAAATCAACAAAAGTTGGTTCATCCAAAGACTGTCTACCTTGTGGGTTATCTGGACTCTGACCATTATTAATACAAAGATATACTTTAAGATCACTATTTACAACGTAATATTGTGCATCATATAAATTTGTAGAAGATGTTTTAGGACTCTGATTCTCTCTAGTATATCCATTCTTATACATTTCATATACTGTACCAGCTGTCCAAGTGGTTTTTTTAACCATTCTTTGAACATCATCACTACTTAACTGTTTAAGGCCAAGCATGGTATCCCATGCATCATTATATTCTTTAAATCCATCCATAGGAGCTGGAGTATTTGTATTCCAATCAGTTTGACCATAACCAGCGGTAATATCTTGAGAATTGGGTAGACCTATAAAACTATAATAATACTGCGATGTATCAGCTACACCAGCGACAAAATTCGCAGCATTTAATATTCTAAATTGATCTGAAATAATCGCAGGCATTTTATTAGACTATTTTTGTTTATTTATGTTGTTTTATCAAAGTCACTATAAGTTATAGCTAAAGGATTGATACGTCTGACTTCAGGAGCAGTCGTTATCCCAGTATAACCATTAGTGGTATTAATATTGAATACTTTTGGATCTGTCGTAGATCTTGTCAAGTTGGTTAATTTACCGAAACTGTAATCACCAAGTTTTGGCCCAGTAATCGGTGTAATACCAGTTGTTGAGTTTATGTTACAAAATACGGTGACAATACCACTATTGGAAGTTACAGTTCCCTCAACCTTATATATGTTATCAGCAAAGCTAGTTCCTACACCAACATTATTACCATCTTTATCAATTGAGGTTACACCAGTTCCAAACACTGTATTTTTGAGAACAAAGTAATCGCCAATAGCTAATCCTGTTTTAGATATATTACCAAATGCAGCTTTTTCAAGGAACTCATCAACATCCAATGATAGATTAAGAGTTGCACGACTGTTAACACCACTAGCACTGACTGCAACACCAACAACAACTCCATAATCACCAGTTACATTTACTGTATTACATTTTTCACGAGTCACAATTTCCTGACTTAATAACACTGTTGGATTGGTGCCTTGTGTATATCCAAACCCACCTTCATTAACAGTTATTGCACTAATTGTACCACCAGCACCAACTGTTGCAGTTGCAGCTGCACCAACTTTTTCATATCCACTCCAAGCAAGACCTGACTGTATGCCAACTGCAACCATCTTATTATCACCATAAGTTACTGCATTTAATTGAGTTCCTAACGGAGTCCCTGCGGAAACCACATGTTTCTTATACCAAGTTGATCCATCTACAGAGTTCATAGCCATTCCAGCACCACCTACAGCCAACCAAACATTGTTTTGATAATGAACACCATTTAACTGGAATGTACCACCAGCAGATACAACTGACCAATTTAATCCATCATCTGCAGAGGATATAATTGTCCCTGCAGCTCCAACTGCAATCCATTTATCAGAACCATAAGCGATATCTTTCAAATTAGTAGTAATTGATGTGGTGGTTACACCAGACCATGTTTCACCATCTGTCGATCTGTATATTGATCCTTGATTACCAACTGCAACAAACGTACCATCATGATATGCAACTCCGTGGAAGTCTTGAGTTGCAAACTTGTTTGATATAACAAATGATGTTGTAAGTCCTGCTAGGCCTGGTTCTGTATAGAGAATAGTTCCAGCAGCACCAACTACAACAACTCTTTCATGTGGTACAGTTGTACCAATACCAGTAAGTGCATTAGGAAATACGTATGAACCTACAGCAGCTGCATTTAGACTTCGTGGTATATTTCTAAGTGTGTAACTTGGAATAAAACCAACCTGTTTTCTTGAATAGATATTTGTTATACCAAAAGTTGATGCAGCATTTGTACTTCTTGCGATGGTTCCAGCACCACCTACAGCTACAACTTCAGATGATAACCCTACCACACCTTTGAATGTTCCAAAACTACCTGTAGTTGCAACAGTCCAATTATTTCCGTCCGTGGATGTATGAATACCAGAAGTGCTTCCAACGGCTACAAATACACCTTCAGGAGTATAGTCAATATCATTATAACTAATGTCTTTAGGTGCAGTTATCTTATTCCAAGATCTACCAACTTCTTCAATTAACGGAACATTTACGCCTGAAATATTATTAAAGTTGGCAACTGTTACTGTAGGAATATTTTCATATCCAGATCCACCACCCAATACAGTTATAGAACTTACAGTGCCTCCAGCAGAAACATTAGCTCTAGCAGTGGCAACACCAATATCTTGTGTGTTTATAATTTCTATTTGGCCAGGTATACCGTCAATATCTGTTCTGTTGTCATAAGCACTAAAGAATGGGAAAGCATTATCAACGTATGTTGTTACAGAACTTGTTCCTACATTTCTTATCAGTCTTGCACTAGGGAAGAAATTAGCAACTTGAATTGGTCTATCTTTTGCAATAGGTAATCCATCAACAATAAGATCCTTTTCTTGTTTTTTCCATGAAACAACCCTAACTAAACTAGGATTTGTACTAATTCCACCACCACCATATGAAGGAGTGTCCACTTCACTAACCTCAGTTATCTCAGAAACAACACGATCACTTTGAGTTGGAACTTGCAAATCTTTTAATAACTGAAGTTTATCACCGACTTTAACAGTCTTAATTGGATTCAACGCTTCAATATCCTGATTACCACCTCTGTAGAACAATACTTGTAATTTACTTCCACCTTTTGGTGGTTCAACAAAAGTTAGTATACTACCACCTTCTAGATTATAATTTCTGCCAGGTTGTTGTAACACATCATTTATGAATATCAAAAGATTATTTGCAACATCAATAGAAGTATCTAAAGAAATGATACTAACAACATCTTTGGTCAACACTGTTTTAGTCAATATAAATGTTTTCTTAGATCCATTAAATTCTGCAGAAAAATCATCAAGAGGAACTAATTGACCAAAACTAAACCCTGCAAACTTATCATCTATTGTTGATTTAACTGTTAACGTAAATGGTGATGTCGAAACACCTACTCTAAAAGGTATTCCTTGGACTGTTAACACTTCACCATTCTTATATCCAAATCCTCTGTCTTTTAAATCAAACCCAATGACTGATCCACCAGATCCAATCAATGCATCAACTTTAAGTCCGTTTCCAGATCCACCAGTCACAGATAGATTATCATATCCAGTTGCAATACCCACTTTTATTGTTGGAGGGAATTGTGCAGAATATCCAGTGCCACCACTAGTGACATTAATACCAGTAATCATCCCTGCACTATTACCAGTTCCAACAGTTGCAGCTAAAACAGCCGTTGTTCCTGTTCCTAATGGATTTTGAACTTCAATATTTACTGATCCTGAAAAATATCCTGAACCAGCACCTAACATTGTTACTCCAGTTATGACTCCTGATCCATTAACAGTTGCAGATGCAGCTGCACGTACTCTTGGTTGATAATTTTGTCCTAAATTCACAGGATCCACTTCATCAACTTTACCACCTCTAGGTAAATCAAATAAATTATCACCAGTAAATATAATTGATGCACCAACACCAATATTTGGTGCGGTTGATCTTGCAACTATATCATAATCAACAGTTGGTCTTTGGAAGATACCATTAATTAATATTACGCCATAGTTAACAACTTCATCACTACCACCAGTTCCAGAAGTTGTGGTAACAATACCTGTAGCATCTGATCCATCTTGAGTTAATGT